TTCGATGCTGCTTACATCAGAAAATGTAGTTTTCAGGACTGTGACTTTACTGGTTGCAGATTTTTAAATTGCAATTTAATAGGCTCAAGCTTTAGTGGTTGCAAATTTGATTATGCCACTTTTGATAAGACTTACATTGATAATGACATTCTCGAAAATGGGTGTCCTGGACCGGACAACCTTAGGCTCAAGTTTGCACGTTCTTTACGTTTGAACTATCAGCAAATAGGTGATTCAAAATCAGCAAATAAAGCCATAGCAATCGAATTACAGGCTACAGGAGAGCATCTTCATAAAGCATGGAAATCAAAAGAATCTTATTACCGAAAGAAATATAAAGGATTTGACCGCTTTAAAATGTTTGGCGAATGGGTTGAGTTTAAGGCATTAGATCTTATCTGGGGAAACGGAGAGTCAGCTTTTAAATTATGCAGAGCTGTTATTGTTATTCTGTGCATCATAGCTTTGCATCACGTTCTTAACTATGGTGATCCCAAGCTACTTAGTTCATATTTTGACGCGTTAGCAATGTCCCCACAGCTATTTTTGGGGACATTACAATTCCCTCAATATTCAGCATCCTTTTTGACAATAGTCGTTCTAGTAAGGCTAATTATGTTTGGTTTCTTTATGTCCATAATAATTAAACGGTTCAATAGGCGATAATTATGCATATCTATGCTTTTGGTTCGATATGTCGCGGAGAGGTGGATTCATTTTCAGACATTGACATGTTAGCTATTGTCAGTGGTCGGGATGAAAGGTTTAATCCGAGAGATTACTCGATTTATACGTATGAACGAATAAATGAACTCTGGAAAGAAGGTAATCCATTCGCGTGGCATCTTTTTTTGGAATCCAAGATTATTTATTCACCCGATAACATCGATTATTTGCGGAGCTTAGGTAAACCGAGTAACTATAATTCAGGCTTAGCTGATTGTGAAAAGTTTCTAGAGATATTTATTAGCGCTAGACGCTCTATTGAAACATCTGATCTTACAGAGATCTTTGATCTTTCTTCAGTGTTTTTATCGATACGAAATTTTGCGACATGCTTTTCTTTAGATTGCGATGTAAGACCAGACTTTTCGCGAAATTCTGCACGTAACTTGGGCATTCATAGCATACCAATTTGTGATTTGACCTACCAATTATTAGAAAGGGCCAGAGTGCTGTGTACGAGAGGTACTGGTGAAATCCTGAAGGCTGATGACATTAAGAAAGTCAAGTCTCAATTGGGTTTAATTGAGTCTTGGATGCGAGAAATAATAAAATTAACTGGTGGCAAATATGAGCGAGTTTAGTAATAGAATTAAAGCTCAAAGGGAAGCATTGAAAGTAGTCAATGGTTCAGGGCTATTCCGTGAACCATTATTAAGTCTGACCGAGAAAGCTATAGAACGATGGTCTAATAACAATAATCTCAGTAATGCTGATCGCGCTATTCTCTTGTTGAAAGAGATGTCAGGCACCTTATTTTTCCTTGCAAATAAGAGTCAGGAGCAGGTTACTGAAGACTATAAGATTCTTTCTAAGAGAGTGAGTGACCAATTATCTAAATTGGAAATTGAATTAAAAAACAGGGTCGTTTCCAAGACAATTCGTTGAGAACTGAATAGTCATTTCTTCTATATTCAGTTTGGGGGAGGTTAAAAATGTTAACCTCCGCTTCTCGCTCAAAGCTGACATCAGCCTATGTTTCAACCCCTCTTGACAGAAGCAGAAATTGTGAGTGAAGCCGCACTGTGCATGGTTATCCCCTAAAACCAGCCGGAATTGTACTATCCGGCTCCGGAATATGATTCACATCGCGCCGGGCGGGCATGTTCACGCCAGTACAGAACCTAATCACCAGGTCATCCCATTTCTCACGCAACTTGGACGGGCATTTAACCTGACGGATCCAGAACGGGTCGCTCTGTACCCGTCGAAATAACTCGCAAATCTGTTTGTGTGTACGGCCATCCAGCATGCGCATCAGGCGTATATCGTTCGCCCATGCCGTCCAGTTAGGCTCTTTAGGCCGGACAGGTTCGCCGTCAAGGGTGTCGGCCTGCTCGTACAGTTTCAGCACTCGCGTCCAGATCCACTTCGCGCAGGTCAAATCTTCCTGACTGCCCCAATGGCTCTTCTTGGGACTGAAAACCACGGCTTCAGGATGCCGTGTCAAAAACTCAGCTTTGGTGAGCTTTTCGTCCGACAGCGAAGCGTCGGGACAAGAAGTGTTTTCTGGTTCTTTGACTGGTTCAAAAGAGTGACTGATTCTGGGTGAATCTCCTGCACCCCCCCCTAGTGAATCTGTTGCACCACCTAGTGAATCTCCTTCACCCCCCTGGTGAATCTGCTGCACTATGCCTCGTTTATTACTGGCCCCGTCTAAGGTCAGCCGGTAAAAATTACTGGTGTTTCCTTTGGGTCCGGTGCGGGTTTCTTTAATCATCAGCCCGGACAGGCATAATGCATTAATATGGTTCATCACTGAGCGTCGACTGATTTCGCATTGATCGGCGATATGCTGATAGCTCGGCCAGCATTCGCCCTGGTCGCTTGCGTTATCGGCCAGCTTAAGCAGGACCAGCTTGCGCAGCGGGTTCCCCACTTTCACTTTCATGGCCTGAACCATCAGTTCCATACTCATAAAAAGACCTCGAATCTTTCGCGCTAAACTGCGTTCGGCATAGCCGGAACCAGCTTCACTTCGTAACCCGGCAGTAAATCTGCCAGGGCATTAATCGCTTCCAGTGTTTCCTTACGGATAATGTCCTTCGGCTTGCGCATCAGCACGGCGTTCGTCGCCTCGATACACTCGCGGTTCGCCACAGCGGCCCGCAGCTGTTCGGCGGCAGCGGTTTCCAGCTCAGCGTTCATGGCAGCCTTAACCGCGTAGCTCAGCGCTTCAGCGTTGCGGCGGTACTTTGGTGAATCGCCTCGGAAAGCGCGCTTGATAATCTGCGCGTTGTTATGCAGCCGGCGACTGTACTCTTTGGCGTCCTGAACGCTCAGGCTTTCCAGAAGACCGCCGGAATGATGCGCCGTTATCATCGGCGTGATGGTCTTCCAGCCCTTTTCCGCCGCCCACTGCTCAAGCTCCATGCCGAGTTTTTTGATTTCCATCAGTCAGAATCCTTCTGATATTCAGTGTTAGCCTTTCGACTCAAACGTTTATTCTTGCGGTATTCGTCGTAAAGGTTTTTGTCGTAGTGAAGTGCCCCTTCAGAAGCAATTTCGAGGCGATATGCCCGTGCCTCTGGAACCAATTCTTTCCATTTGTAAATAGACTGCAATTCGACACCCGCTGCTCTTGCGAGCTTAGTTTTAGTGCCGAAGAAATTAAGTGCTTCACGCGTAAGCATGTGACCCCCAATTTGTTAGGTATGTCTAACATTATCTTGCGCGAGATATCTAAGTCAAATAAATTTAGAATTGTCTAACTATGAAGAATGCAAATAGCCTCGGACAAAGGATCCTTGCCAGACGTAAGGAGCTGAAATTAACGCAACGACAAGCTGCCAAATTGGCAGATGTTGCGCATGTAACCATATCTCAGTGGGAACGTGATGAGACTCAGCCTGTTGGAGCAAGACTATTCGCACTTGCAAAAGCATTGTCGTGCAGCCCAACATGGTTGATGTTCGGTGATGAAGACAAAGCTCCCTCTCCAGCAGATGCCCTCCAAGCAGCACCGCCGCTATCTGAAAGGCAAAAAGAGTTACTTGAACTCTTCGATTCCCTGCCTGAATCTGAACAAGAGGCGCAGATTCAAGAGTTACGCGCTCGAGTAAAAAACTTCAATAAACTCTTCGAAGAGTTGCTTAAGGCAAGACAACGCCAATCCAAAAGATAAGCTCATTAAAATCAAAAACTTAGTTTTTTTGGGTTCTTTTTGTTAGGATTAACTAACAAAAAGAGCTTGCCTTGCTCGTTAGACATATCTAATCTTAGAGCCATCACGTAACCACGGCGCAGTGATTACAAAGCTCTAAACGTTCCGCCAGCCGGGCGATAACGGCAAGGGAGAAGATGGTTAATCAACACTACGGCACTATGCCGTTAATCAGGCAATGCCTTGAACCAGGAATGATGGCGCTCCGCGATGGTTGCGCATATCGAGTCTCAGCGATCCGCGGTAAAGACGTTTACCTTCACTCAATGCGCGAGCAAATCCGCATTACTGATCGCGTAGTCGAAGTTTTTCTTGATGGGTTCGGTAATCCGCTAACTCACTGATCCACCCTTTCAGACATTAATCAAACCCTCGTAATTGGTGGCTAACAAGGCACCGGGGATTTTTACGCCCTTTTACAGGAGGAATAGTGAACGCGTATTTCATGCATGAACGTATCGAAGAGCGCGCATGGCAAGACCACTACATACAAATAGCTCGTGAAGAGGAAGAAGCAGAGCTGGCCGACTTATACGATCGCCAGATTAAGTTTCATCATCTTCACGTTCTACTCAGCAACACCCAAGCGGATAAAGCCGCCCTTACTGCAACCTTCGATGATGTGGATTTTCAGGAAAAGGCAGCGGAGTTTCTGCGGTACGCCGCCGAAACGCTCGCGGCCAAACAGACAGCATTAAACATGGATTTGAGGAGAGGATGAAATGGCCCTTTTCCAACGAGCCACTAATACACAGGCTTTCCTTAAAGCCGGAATCATGGGCTTTGCCGGAGACGGCAAAACTTACACTGCCAGCGAACTGGCGATCGGCCTCGTCCTGTTGATGCGCCAGCGTGGGCTTGCAATGGGTGATAAGCCGGTAATGTTTCTTGATACCGAAACCGGTTCGGATTGGGTTAAACCCCGCTTCGATGCAGAGAACATTGAGCTTTATACAGCTAAAACGCGCGCGTTTGTGGATCTGCTTGCCGCCGTTAATGAAGCGGAACAAAGCGGCTCAGTCCTCATCATCGACTCCATCAGCCATTTCTGGACGTGCTTGTGTGATGAGTACGCAACCCGCCGCAAACGTAAGCGTGGCCTTGAATTCTCAGACTGGGCGTGGCTGAAACAGGAATGGCGGCGTTTTACTGACCGTTTCGTTAATAGCCAGGCTCACATCATCATGTGTGGCCGTGCGGGCTATGAATATGACTTTTTCGAGAGCGACGACGGAAAGCGCCAGTTAGAGAAAACCGGCATCAAAATGAAGGCCGAAACCGAGACAGGTTATGAGCCCTCGATTCTGATCCAGATGGAAAAGCAGATGGATCTTGAGTCCGGGCAGGTATGGCGCACCGCGCGCATTCTTAAGGACCGCTCTACTCGCATCGACGGCCAGACATTCGCGAATCCGACCTTTAAACACTTTCTGCCGCACATTGAGTTCCTTAACCTGGGCGGAACACATTTAGGCGTGGATACCTCTCGCGATAATGGCGAGCTGTTTGCCGATGATGGTTTGCCGACATGGCAAAAAGAGAAACGCGCGAAAGAGATCGCCCTCGATGAGATTGTCGAGCTGCTGAATAAACATCATGGCGGCACCAGTAACGACGCTAAACGCGCTAAAGCCGACCTTCTGGAACAGGTGTTCTGCTCTCGCTCCTGGGAGCGAATTAAGGGCATGGACTGGCTGACCATCAAAGCGGCCCGCTCCGCTCTATGGCTTCAACTGGAAGGGGCTCCTTACGAATTCCCCGCTCCTTCTAGCGCGGAGAAAAGCGAACCAGATGCGGCTTACGATGAAGTGATCCCGCAGTAATAATCGGGCCCACATCCCGCTTTTTAGTAGTGAATTAACTTTTGTATTTTAATAGCGGCTTTCGGGCCGAGGAGGATTTCATGAGTGAAGTAGTGATGATTGTATCCCCTGGGAAATGGGTTGCGGAAGAACAGCTTATTGCGCTTAAAGGATTCAAAAGGGGAACGTTGAAAAGAGCAAGAGAGCAAAGCTTCCTGGAAGGCAAAGAGTACATACATGTCGCGCCTGATGGTCAGCCCTGGGATAACAGCCCCTGCTTTTATAACCTGGAAGAGATAGATCGCTGGATTGAACGACAGGCAATGGCAAAGCCGCGCCGTTGCATAGCTTAAGCGAACTTAGTAAAAAGGAGACGTAATGATTTCGATCTTTTTAATGAG